CTCCGATTGTGTTACGATCTTCAGATGATAATCCTGAAATAATACCTGCTTTAGCCGAATCACCCTCACAAAATATAATAATACAATCTTTAGATTTTTCAGTTCCAGCCCAATTAGCATCCGTTAACTTAGGAATTCCTCTAATAGTTTTAGATTTAGTTCCATCAGTTTTTTTAGCCGATTTAGTTTCTTTAACTTCTGTTAATTGTAAAGCAGCATCCATTACACCCATTTTAGCTACTTTTTCAATAAATTTATCACTAACGTCACATCTAGAGCCAAACTTAGATGAAGGAGTATTCATATAATCTTTAGTTTGGCTATCAAAAGCAGGATTTTCTATATCGCATCTTAAAAACAAAATTAATTGTTCTTTAATTGTATTTGGATTAACCTTAGTTTTCTTCTTCTTTTCAATAAAGTCAACTAATTTTCTAATGATTTGATTTAAAATGTATTCAACATGTTTACCTCCTTTAGATGTATGAATACCATTAACAAATGAAACTTGGATAAATTCAGATGTAGGAGTGAGAGCTACAGCATATTCCCATCTCCCTTCGGCACCTTGTTCTTCATATACTCTTGGCGAGTTAGTTTTATCTCCAATATACATATTAATATATTGTTCAAAATTTTTAATGGGTACTAATTGATTATTATATTTAACTTTGATATTTTTATCTGTTATTGCCCCAATGTCATAAACGCGTTTTTTAAAAAGCGCAATAATATCATTTGTTAAGCCATTAATTCCTAACCGTTGATAATCAGGTTTAAAAGTAATTTTAGTGTAAGGTTTTGTTTTACATTTGGTAACTGAAGGTTTACAAATTTCGTCTAAATTATTTTTATATTCTTGTATATATTTTAAACCACGAATATGATCAACAGTTTCAATACGACCATAAGTAGACCAAATTAAAACGAGTTTAAAACCAAACCCATTTTTTCCACTAACAATTTTTTTTTCATCTTTATTATAATTTGTTGAAGTTCTTAAATGACCAAATACTAATTCAGGAATCCAGACGCCATCTTTTTGTGCTACGTCAATACCATTTCCATCATTAATCATTGTAATAGAACCATCAGAATCAATATCAATGTCGATATGTGTTACAGGTAGAGCATTTTCAACACCATTCGCGATTTTTGTCTGCATTCTTACAACATGATCACGACAATTAACTATTGCTTCATCAAACAACTTATATAATCCAGGAATATAATTAATATTTTTTTCAATAATCTTATAAGGCGAAGCAGACTGATTATCACTATCTTCGCTCATAATCCACAAATCAGTATCAATATTTTCAACAGAACCAATATACGTATCTGGATTATCCAAGATATGTTGCTTATCAGTCTTTTGTTGAACATCAAAGAATAATTCATCACTAGTAGCGTCGACAGAACTCATCATCATTATATAAATATGTGCCTTTACTTTTAACTTGATTTTTTAAATCAATTTTATTTAAATTAAAAAATATATAAATATTTATATTAATGTATTCATACAATTATTTTAGACCAGGTGGGAGAACAAATACATCTAAAATTATAAATTATATAGCAGAGTATAATTTGTTGTATCCTAATTCAGAACAAATAAATTGTTATTGTATAATAAATAAATTTGATAAAAATACACCTGGTTCAGATTCACCATCGTCAAAAGTTTCGTACGCTACGAGGATAGGACAAATAATAAAATCTACAAAAGGCGGAAAAACACAATATGGAAATTTTTATTTAGGTGAACCATTAAATGTAAATTATTTAGGTAGAATTCCAGGAATGCCTGGAGGAAGCGGAAGTCCACCAGTTAACAAGTTTTAATAATTATTTTCTCATTTTAATATATAATGCAAACTACAGGAACTCGCGCACAAGTTTGGCATGGAACTGCTAAAAAAACTTCAGGTGGACTCACTAAAAAAAATTTAATGATGAATAAACACGGTCGTATCGTATCTCGCAGAAAGCATGCGGTAGGAAAAAAAAGTATCAAAAGGCTTGAAAAGTTAGGATATAAAGCGAAGAAGGGTGAATTTAAACTTTTCCGTAAACATTCTAGACGTCACCGCAGTCGTAAAATGCGTGGAGGAATGGCGCTAGGTGGTCAATTGTCTCCACAAGACTATAATGGTGAAGGTGTAGGAACTTCTGGTGTTGATTTACAATTCGTTGCTGGCAACGCAGCTTAAATTATATAATAATAAAAATCAATATTTTATTATATAATTTTAACTATATATCCAGTCATTTTTAATAAATTTGTCATAAATAATAAAATCAGACAACTTATAATAAATATAGTTTTCAAAATATCTTTTACTTACAATTAAACAAATAGAATTATGAAGACAACAATGTTTATAATGGTCATACATATCATCAAGCGATATTAAAGCCGAATTATTAGAGTTATTTTGAATTTTATCTTTTATAAAATGGAATGAACCAGTTATGTCACTAATTTTATTCCACATACTTGATGTTACATTTAAAATAAATTTATTGTCAATTATTTCAATATGTGGAAAAAAATGTGTTAATATTTTAAAGACAACTTCTTCACTAATATTTTGTTTAGTCCTTATTTTAAATAAGAAACATAATTCATCTATTTCGAGTTCATTATAAAATGAATTATTACTTAAATCAGTAGTAATTTTAATAGTAGAATTCCAAAAATTAATAAACTCTTTATATATAGGTAAATATTTACTTGTTATTCCATAAAATAAATCATTATTTTCATCATACGTATATTTACTTTTTAAAATATTTTTAAGATTATTTGTATACATTATGTTTGGAAAATTTTGATCAGATAAGAATTGTTTCCATATAAAATGAATATTTTTCCATTCTAACTTATCTTGTATATCTGAGTCAATAATAAATTGATCACAAAATTCGTTAACAATATTTTCTTGGTTGTTATTTTTTAAATAATATGTATAGGTTTTCAAATCTTCATCTGCTTTACGCTCTATAAACTTATCAGAATTTTCATAACGTTTTGAATAATATACTGATACACATAATAGATTTAAACCGATTTTTTTTAACATATCTCTCCAATAATCATTAGAAAAATTAGTGTTAATTTTAATTAATCTACAATTTTCATATAAATGATTTTCATGATATTTTGTCATAAAATTACCCATAACATTAGTATGATTTACACATATAATAGCTGTATCACTTAATTCGTTTAAAAATTGTTTTAGCTGAGAATTGACTAAAAAAATTAAATTAGTATTTTTTTTTAGAATATTATCTCCAATAATAGTTAAAAAATATTTAGCTGCGTTTTTAGTAGAAAAAATTAACGGTGATAATGAATTTAAAACATTTTGAATTGTATCGGTTTCAGGGATAGATGTAAATAAATGTCTGTCTTTTATTTGTTTTAAAATATTAATTTTAGTTTTATGTTTCCATTGTAAAAGAAGTCTCTCATTAGTTATAGTAGAGAGAAGTTTATGAATTATTTCATCCTCTTTAATTATAAAATAATTTGTACCATCATACTTATAAAAAAAATTATTGCTATTTAAGTAATAGTAATTATTTTTACTTAAAAATATTTGAATAAATATTTGTTGTTCTTGAGTTAATGAGACGTTAAGATTTTGACGCTTTTCATAATTTTTAAATTCATCGTCAATAGTATTTGGGAGATACATTACAACATGATTATAAATTCTTTGTTGTATATAACTATTATCTTTATATTTTTCAAATAATTTATTTAAAGATTCATAACATTCACTTCTTTTTTCATCCATAATATACAATATTGTTTTTTTATTTTTAATATATTTATATTATAAATATATAATCGATTATGAAGATAAATTTAAGATATTTACCCAAACGTCTTTCTGTGAAAGACAAAAAAATCCAAGAAAAAGAGTTATTGAAATCAAGAAAACTATATAAAAAAAGTGTATATTATACGCGAAAAAATGTTTCATCATTCAAATCAAAAAAATCACCTCATATTACTAGAGCAGAAAATATATATCATGTGACAAAAATAGGCGCTACGAATGAATTAGCAAAAGCAACTGGATGTTCAAAATCATCTTTAGCTAAAATAATCAATAAAGGTGCTGGAGCATATTATTCGTCTGGATCAAGACCAAATCAAACGGCACAATCATGGGGTATAGCTCGTTTAGCGAGTGCGATTACTTCAGGAAAAGCGGCAGCTGTAGATTACAAGATATTAGAAGAAGGTTGTAATCCTAAATCAAAAGCTTTAAAATTGGCAAAAAAAGCAAGAAAAAAACATGGTCATGGTACTAGAAAAGTACCTAAAGTAAAAATATAAATATAATGCGTTAAATTAATTAAATTCATAAGTATTTAAAGATTTAAATTTAAAATTAAATATAATGTCAACATTTTTAAATAAGAATCAAACTACTCTATTAACTGACAGTAATGTATTGACTATTAAAACTGTTCAAATCGCACCTTTTAGAACACTTATGACAGCATTAAAAGATATTTTGTTAGAAACTAATATAACTTTTGAACATGATGGTATGAGAATTATAAATATGGATAAATCACATACTATTTTAGCTCATCTTCACTTAGATGCACAAAATTTTGAGTTTTATGAGTGTAAAAAAGACAAAATAGTTATAGGTGTTAATATGTTTCATCTCTTTAAATTGATTAATACAATTGAAAATGATGAAACATTAACTATCTATGTTGAGAATTGTGATTATGCTGACGGTATTGTTTCTCATTTAACGCTTAAGTATGAAAATGGAGAAATTAAACAATGTAAAACTCAAAAGCTAAGGTTAATTGAACCAGAACCAGAAGAACTACAATATCCGGATGTAGCTTTTTCATCTATCATTAATATTCCATCAACAGATTTTCAAAAAATAGTTCGTGATTTATCTTGTATTTCTGACAAACTTGAAATAAAATCAGTTGGTAATGAGTTAATTTTTAAATGCTCAGGCCAATTTGCGTCTGCTGAAATACATAGAGCAGAATCGGATGGCAGTATGGGTTTTATTTTAAAACAGGATAGTTCAAAAATTATTCAAGGTGAATTTTCTTTAAAAAATTTAGGTTATTTTATTAAATGCACAAATTTATGTCAACAAATAGAAATGTATTTAGAAAATGATTTGCCTCTCGTTGTCAAGTACAATGTTGCGAGTCTCGGGAGCATACGCCTCTGCTTAGCACAATTACCCTCAGCATAAATGGTCACGAAATAAGAAAATTATTTTTAAAAATCATTTTTAGATAATAATATATTTATTTAATATATATATTATTAAACCAATATAAAGACTATTAGTATAATATATCTATGCCTACTAGATATACATACCAACAAGTTCAAGATATTTTTTCT